TCACAAGAGATAGTAAGAACAACGTAACGGGTCGCTCTGTCCTATGCAAGCCCGCCTACGATCAGGCGTGGATCATGCCTGTTATGACGGATTTGATCGCTTGACTAAAATAAATCAGAGGGGGGGGTGCCGGTCCAGCTCTCGCGCGCGCGCGCGCACGTATGCGAGGGCAGGGGAGGCGCGAAATATATTTTAGTCAAGCGGAGAAATAAGACAGAACAACCTCCCCCCTTGTCAAGCGCGTGACGGCCTATTACCATGACGCAACCTCTCAAGGAGAGCACGTGACTCCACGCCGCCGTCGCGATGCGACGCCCGCCGAACCGATCATCGCCACGCCGTCCATGCTGACGCAACAGGTCGAATACGTCGACCCCGCGAGACTGGTTCCCCATCCTGACAACCCGAACCGCGGCAACCTCGAGTCGATCATCACGTCGATGCGACGCAACGGCTTCTACGGCGCGCTCGTCGTCCAGCGCTCGAGCGGCTACGTCATCGCCGGCAATCACCGCCTGCAAGCGGCGAAAGAGATCGGGTATGGCGAGGTGCCAGTCCTGTACGTCGACGTCTCTGACGCGAAGGCGCGCGAGATCCTCATCGCCGACAATCGCACCGCCGAGCTGGCGCATCGCGATCCGACGGCGCTCCTCGCCCTCCTCGACGACATCGGCCGCGAAGACGCGACGGCGCTCGCCGGCGTCGGCTATCAGCCGGAGGACATGGAGGACCTGCGCGAACGCGCGGCCGCCCTCGACCAGACGCTCGCCGACCAGCAGACGGACAACGCCCGCCGCGGCGCCATGTTGCGCACCCTCAACGTCTCCGTGCGTGAACCCGACTACGAGGTCCACCACGGCGACGTGTTCAAGCTCGGGGGATGGCTGACGCTGTGTGTGAAGAATCCCATCACCGAATGGGAAACGATCTTCCCCTACCTTAGAGCGGGCGATCGGTTCTTCCCCTTCCCCGGCGCGTACACGCCGTTCCTGCTCGACAAGGCGCCGGCCGTCGCCGCCCAGCCGAACCTCTACACCGCGGCGTTCATGCTCGATCGCTATCGCGAGCATCATGGTCCCGACGCGATCGAGCGCCTGTCATGATTCACACTGCCGGTGGACGCTTCCGGCCCGACGAGGAGCCGATCTATTTCATCGCCTCGGGGCCGAAGACGAGCGAGGAGACGCTGGGCCTGTCGCCCTACATCCTCATCGCCGTGAACGAACTGCACTCGCGCAAGAACCGCAACATCCTCAGCGCCCTCCTCGACGCGGGCGTGTGCATCATGCTCGACTCGGGCGTGTTCAACCTCGCCGCGTCGCACGCGCGCGCGAATCGCATCCCGATTCAGGAGGCGATCACGTATCCGCCCGAGCAGGTCGACGGCTTCGACGAACTGCTGAAGGACTACCTCGAGATCACCGAGGAGTTCGGCGACCGCCTCTGGGGCTACGTCGAGATCGATCAGGGGCCGCGCGACCAGAAGCGCATCACCCGTCGCAAGCTCGAGGCGCTCGGGCGCAAGCCGATCCCCGTCTATCATCCGTGGAGTGACGGGTGGGATTACTTCGACGAGCTGTGCGAGGGCTATGATCGCATCTGTTTCTCGAACCTCGTGACGGCGCCGCCCGCGGATCGCATCCGCCTGCTGGCAACGGCATGGGAACGGCGACGCGCCAAGTATCCGAACCTCTGGATTCATGCGCTCGGCGTCACGCCCTCGACGGCCCTCCTCGCCTTCCCGACGCAATCGTGCGACTCCTCCACGTGGAGTGGGCACACGCGATGGGGACGCTTCACGGACTCCGCCATGTGTCGCACCGTGGGCGATCTCGACAACGGCCTCCGGGCCGGACGGCGTTCCACGCATGGCGATGACGGTCCTGCCGATCGCATCGCGGCGATGCAGGTCGCGGCGACGGGCGCCACGATCCTCGGCTACAACCTCCGCGGCGGCCTCGACGCGAATCAGGGCCACGCTCCCCTGCTCGACTATCCTCCGCTCTCGAGGCCCACATGATCCAGCGCGCCGTTGTCCAGTTCGATGTCGTCGGCTTCCACTGCTGGCCCGAAGCGCCGGCGCATCGCGACTACCTCAGCACCACGCATCGCCATCGCTTCTATTTCCGTGTGGCGGTCGACGTGTTCCACGCCGATCGCGAACTCGAGTTCCATGACCTCCTCGACTTCTGCAAGGCGCACGTGCCGGCGGCCGAGTCGGACTGGGGCCGCGACTCCTGCGAGGAAGCCGCGACGAAGCTCGGCGTTGCCATCCGCAACAAGTACGGCGCCGCACGGGCCGTCACCGTCTCCTGCTTCGAGGACAACGAAGTCGGCGCCGAGTGCATCTTCCTCGCCTACAAGGAGTAGTCCATGTTCACCATCACCAAAGAGTTTCATTTCTCCGCGGCGCATCAGCTCACGCACCTGCGGCCCGACCATCCCTGCGCGCGGCTCCACGGCCACAACTACGTCGTCGAGATCGAACTGCGCGCGCTCGTCCTCAACGAGAGCGGCTTCGTGGTCGACTACGGCGAACTGAAGTCGGTGCAGAACTACATCGACGCGTACCTCGATCACCAGCACTTGAACACCGTCCTCGGCTCGAGCATGGCGACGACGGCCGAGCATCTGGCCCGTCACCTGTTCGGCATCGCGACCGAGCGCCTCCGCGGCTTCGATGGCGTCGACATCACGGCCGTCCGCGTTCGCGAGACGCCGAAGACCTGCGCGGAGTATCGGCCATGACCTATCGCGTCGTGGAAATCTTCGGCCCGACGTTGCAGGGTGAGGGCGCGATGGCAGGCGCCCGCACGCATTTCGTCCGCCTCGGCGGATGCGACTTCCGGTGCTCGTGGTGCGACACGCCCTACGCCGTCCTGCCGGAATACAAGCAGACGTGGGGCGAGATGAACACGTCCGACATCGAGGAAGCCCTCCTCGGACTCGCCGGCCCGTCGCGGTGCGGCTGGGTCACGCTCAGTGGCGGCAATCCGGCGCTGTACGATTGCGGGCCGCTCATCGACGCGTTGCACGAGGTCGGCTACCGCGTCGCGATGGAAACGCAAGGCACGGTGGCGAAGGAGTGGATGCGCCGGCTCGATCTGCTGACGCTTTCCCCGAAGCCGCCCTCGAGCGGCATGGAGCAGACGCCGGCCCAGCTCATCGCCTGCCTCAACGTCATGCCCGAGCGCACCGCGATCAAGATCGTCGTGTTCGATGACCTCGATCTGAAGTTCGCGAACGCGGTCGCCGAGGCGCTCACCGACGTTCCCGTCGGTTGGTTCCTCACGCCCGGCACGGTGCAGGTGCAGTATCCCGTCCCCGGCATCCTCGAGCGCACGCGCTGGCTCGTCGACGAGGCCGCCAACTATCCCGCGCTCGTGGGCGCGTGTATCATTCCTCAACTGCACGTTCTCCTGTGGGGTACACAACGTGGTGTCTAATCCAATCAATCGCGCGCGGCTTGAGGCGATCGGCCGCGATCTCATGGACGCCCTCGGCGTCGAGCGCACGCCCTCGACGACCGAGACGCCCGCCCGCTGGGCGAAGTGGTGGATCGAGTTCCTCGAGTACGATGACAGCAAGACGATGACGACGTTCACGTCGGAGGCGATCGATCAGCTCGTGGTCGTGTCCGGCATCCGCGTCTGGTCGATCTGCGAACATCATCTGCTCCCGTTCTACTGCGACGTCTCGATGGCCTACATCACGCGTGACCGCGTGCTCGGGCTGTCGAAGTTCGCCCGCATCGCCCATCTGCACGCGCATCGCCTCAACGTGCAGGAACGCCTCGTGTCCGACATCGCCAATCACCTCCACGAGGCGACGAACTCGCCCGACGTGGCCGTGATCGCGCAGGGCGAGCACCTCTGCATGACCATGCGTGGGATTCGCTCGCCGGCCGTGATGACCTCGAGCGCCATGCACGGCCTGTTCCGCACCGACATCGCCGCACGCACTGAGTTCCTCCGCATCGCCAAGATCGGGAGCTAGGATGCCCAAAACGACCACGAAGGGCAAGAAGACGCGCGGCGGCAAGCGCACGGCTCGCGCCCTGAAGAAGCGCCTCGACGAGATCGGCCCCAGTCCGGCCGTGACACGCGAGGCGCGGCCCGAAGGTCAGGCGGGCCAGCCGAAGAAGGTCATCGATCATCGCACCATCGCCGGCCTCGCCGCCATCCACTGCACGCTCGAGGAAATGGGCGCCATCATCGGCGTGTCCCCCGACACGATCACGAACGACCCCGAACTGGTGGCGCTCATCGACAAAGAGCGTTTGGCGGGGAGAATGTCGTTGCGTCGCGCGGCGTTCTCCGGCGCCATCAACGGGCAGGCGTCCCTGCTGATCTTCCTCCTGAAGGCGCACTGTGGCCTCGCCGATCGCGCACCCAACGGCGACGCGGCCCCGACGCCCGACGCGAGCATGGACCTGCCGATCGTCGTCGTCAACCGCACCGTCGGCGACCTGCCGGTTTCGGCAGGCGTGCAGATGGTCATGGGAGGACTCAATGAAACGCGCTGACGTCGCACAAGAGGACGAGGACATGCTGTTCATCGACGACTGTGACGCGGCGCTCATCGGCCGCGGCGAACGGTGCGGGCAGGTTCCCGTCGCCGTCTACAGCTACCGCAAGCTGGTGCGGTGTTTCATGCGCATGGGCATGGACGAGGAGGAAGCCGAGGAGTGGATCAGCTTCAACATCGCCGGTGCATGGGTCGGGCCGCACACGCCCGTGATCCTCTACCGTCCGACGCCCCAGTGAGTGAAGTCACCCTCTCGCGGGTCCAGACGAAACTCTACGACGCGACCGAGCGCTTTCGATTCATCGTCAGCGGGCGGCGCGTCGGCAAGACGATCTGGCTCCTCGTGGAGCTGTTCATCGCCGCCTGCAAGCGGCCGCGGGGTATCTCATGGTACATCGCCCCGACCTACACGCAGGCGCGCGACATCGCATGGCAACCGATCCTCGACCTCATCGACCCGCGCTACATCCGCAAGATCAACACGACGCGGATGCAGATCACGTTGCATAACGGCCACATGATCGCGTTCAAGGGCGTAGACAATCCCGACTCCCTCCGTGGGCGTGGCCTCGACTTCGCGGCGATGGACGAATACTCCATGTACGAGAAGGACGTGTTCCCGATGATTATCCGCCCCATGCTCGCCATCAGTCAGGGGCGCGCCTGCTTCGGCATGACGCCGATGGGCTACAATCACGCCTACGACATGTACGCGAACATCATGTCGGGCGCCTTCGGCGACGAGTGGAAGGCATGGAGCTACACGACGGCCGAGGGGGGATTCGTTCCTGAAGCAGAGATCATCGCCGCCAAAAGAGATCTCGATCCCCGCATCTATAGACAAGAATACGAGGCGTCCTTCGAGACACTCGCCGGCCGTGTCTACGACCAGTTCGAGCGGCGCGTCCACGTCAACGATTCCCTCGTCGATCCGGGCGGCACGCTCGTGGTCGGCATGGACTTCAATATCAATCCCATGTCGGCAATCGTCGCGACGCAGGTGGGCGACCTCCTCTGCGTGCATGAGACGATCCAACTCGAGACGTCCAACACGGACGAGATGGCGCAGATGCTCCGTGCCCGTTATACTGGACGTGAGATCATCGTCTGTCCCGATCCGTCCGGCCGTGCGCGCAAGACCTCCGCGGCCGCCGGCGTGACGGACTTCACCCTGCTCGAAATGCACGGCATGACCCTCGACGCGCCGAACGTGGCGCCGATGATAAAGGACCGCATCAACGCCGTGCAGATGTGCTGGCGCCAGAAGAAGATCATCGTCCACCCGCGGTGCGAGGCACTCATCCGGTCGATGGAAGGACTGACGTACAAGGAAGGCACGAACCTGCCCGACAAAGCAAGCGGACTCGACCACATGGCGGACGCCCTCGGCTATCTTGTGTGGCAACGCAACAACCCTCTACATGCGGCGTGGGGTTCCACGCGCGTCGCAATCTAGGAGTAGATCATGCCCGATACGTCCCCCATCACGACCGCGAACTCGCCCGACTACGAGTGCGATGCCTACCGTGCCCAGCGCCCCGCATGGCGGCTCTGTCAGGACGTGAAGGCAGGCACCGTCCGGCTCCGTGAGGAGAAGGCGACGTATCTGCCCCGCTTCCCCTCGGAGTCGCCGACGCAGTGGGACGCCCGGATCAAAATGACGTTCGTGCGCGACTACTACGCGCAGACGCTCGCCGATCACGTGGGCCTCGTCTTCACGTCGGCGCCGAAGCTCGACGAGGACGTGCCGGAGCAACTCGAAGAACTCCTCGAGAACTGCGACGGCGAGGGGACGCACTGGGAAGTGTTTGCCCAGCAGGCGATGAGCACCCAGCTCGACTACGGGCACGTCATCATCGTGACGGACTATCCCGACACGACCGACATCAAAACGAAGGCCGACGAGGAAGCGGCGCAGGTGCGTCCCTACTGGACGTACTACTGCGCCGATGACGTCACCTCATGGCGCACGGCGGCCGTCGGCGGCGTGGTCACGCTGACGCAGGTCACCTTCCGCGAACGCGCCGCGAAGCCCGAGGGCGAGTTCGGCTCGAAGGCCGAGACACGCTACCGCGTCCTGAAGCAGGCCGTGACGTACGACCAGATCAGCGGTCGGGCGACGGGCCTCGGCGCGATGACGTGGGAAATCTGGACGGAAATCGAGAACCTCACCACGGGCGAGAAGACGTACGCCCTGACGTACTCCGGCAACATCGTCGGCCCGAAGAAGCTCCCGATCCGCATCGCCTACGGCGGCCCGAAGGTCGCGACGCTCCACAGCGAGCCGCACCTCTATCCCCTCGCCGACACCGTGGTCGAGCTGACGCAGGTGATGAGCGACTACGCGAACGTCATGCACAAGTGCAACGTGCCGACGGCGATCTTCATCGGTCGCCCGCAGACGGCGCACGGCACGGCCGTCGTCATGGGCGAGGGCATGGACATTCCCCTCGGCGGCGACGCGAAGTGGCTCGAGCCGCAGGGCACGGCGCTCAACTCCACCGAGAAGCGCATCCTCAATCTCGAGATGCAACTCCGCCGGCAGGGTGCGTTCATCAGCGAGCCGCAAGGCACGATGACGGCGACCGAGGCGGCCCTCTACGCGAAGCAACGGAGCGCCAAGCTGGTGCGCGCCGCCCGCTCGTTGCAGGACGCCCTCGAGGGCGCCTTGCAGGACATGGGATCGTTCATCGGCCTCGACGAGGAATCGTGCGGGAGCATCGAGTTCGACCTCAACTTCGGTATCTCGAGCGTCGACGCGACCCTCCTCAACGTCTACGTCAACGCCTACAAGGAAGGCGCCCTGCCCCTCGAGGCGCTCCTGACGGCGCTGAAGGATGGCAAGCTGTCCGACGAGTTCGATGTCGAGGACGCCGCGATCGAGATGCTCGCGGCGAAGGAGAAGCAGGATGCCGCCGACGCCGAGGCCGCCGCCGCGCGGCTCGACGCGATGCAGACCACGCCCGCGGCGAAGCCCGTCGTCCCTGTCGAGGAGGAGTAGCATGCCACTCAAACACGGCAGTTCCCAGAAGGTCATCAGCGCGAACATCCGCACCGAACTGCACGCCGGCAAGTCCCGCGAGCAGGCCGTCGCCATCGCCATGAGCGAGGCGCACCGTCACATGAAGAAGAAGGACGGCGATCACGACGGCAAGAAGAAGGGGAAGTAGTGCCAATCACCGCGACGCGTGCCCGTGCGCTCTTGGATGCCCTCGAGCGCGCGGTGCGTCCCCGCATGACGCGGGCGTTGCGGCGCGCCCTCGACACGCTCGCGAAGTCGGCGCCCCTCTCCGAGATCGAGGCGTTGCTCGCGCGCGGCGACGTCAATGGCGCCGTCGGCCTCATGCTCGATGCCGGTGGGCCGACGGCGCGCGCCATTCTCACGCAGGCCGTCAGCGGCGCGGTGCAGGCCGCCGGCTCCGCGGCGTTCCTGAAGGGTGCCGCCGGCCTCCTCGTCAATCGGTCGGTGTCGGCGTTCTCCCTCAACTCGACGCGCGCCGCCGAGGCCGTCAATACGGTGGCGTTGCAGTTCTTCCCGCCAATCTTCCGCGACACCGAGACGGTGCTCCGAAAAGTATTCGCTGACGGTTTACAGAAGGGCATCAATCCCCGCACGATTGCGATCGATGCCCGATCGTATGTCGGTCTGACGGAGTACGACTACCGGATCATCGGCACGTTTCAGGGCGCGTTGCAGACGGGCGACTACACGGCCGTCATGCAACGGACGCTCCGCG